CGATGTCTCAGGGCAGATCAACAACCTTGTGCCAGATGAAGATGTCATGGCACAGGTGTCTTGGGGCGACATGCCAGAGTTGAAGGATATGAACCTCAAGGAGCGGACTGTCTATTGGGCAAACCGCACACATGATCTGCCCCACTTTGCCACTTTTTCACTGGAGAAACTCGGCACAGTGGCGCACATGGGAGACATACCAAGCTGGTGTCTTAACACTCATTTGATTTTGCCAAAGGGCCATGATGCTTTGCTTGGGCATGATCCCACCATCAGCCTTATGAACTACAAGTTGCTTGGCAAGGGTTATGCTAAGGCATTGACCAAGCTCGTACAGACCAAAGGCGAGGAGGGCTGTCACCCCAGCTATGATGAATTATGGTAAAGCCAGACCCAAACTTTTCCCCATTCGCAATCGGGAGCAGCAAGTTCAAGACCGAGGTCAGGACTTGGTACACCAATGATGGCACAAGGGTGGACTTTGAGCAGGCATTCAGTGGCAAGACCATATCTGATCTGGGCTACAAACGTATGCATCACTGGCACAGGCATGTACTCCAGCCTCTGATAATACCGCCAGATGAGTACAAAGGCTTTGCCAACAGTCAGGGCAAGTGGAACATACTCTATGCTCCGATTGTCCCCGTGTTTGCAGGCAGAAGGTTTCATGGATACTACTATTTCTGGAATTGCCGGATTGAGAGGTATGATTCATTCAAACAACATCAACTGTTGGATGAGGATTACAGAAAGCAACATGAAGACAAGCCCAGAAAATGGTGGTCATACGACCCTGATAGCATCACATACCAAAACATTTACGGTAAAGGAGCGTGAACAGTGAGTGCAGAAATCAAAAGACAAATCTTCATTGAGGCGGCAGAAGGCAGGACCAATCGCTGTATCAACAACATCCGCCTGTTGCGTCAGTTGGCTAACCCGAAGAAATATCAATACACGCTTGGTGACATAGAGCGTATCAAACAGACAGTGCAGGACGAGCTTGAGGCGATGATGAATGACTACAAGGCCAGCCTGTTGCCTGACAACGATTTCAAACTGTAAGGGAGATCAGTAGGATGAACATCTTTTACCTAGACCCACTGCCGCGCACTTGCGCCCAGATGCACTGCGACAAGCATGTGGTCAAGATGATAGTTGAGACAGCGCAGATGCTGTCGACAGCGCACAGGTTTCTCAGCCCAGCGTCTTATTGCGAGGACAATAATCTGTATCAGGTGTCGTTTCAGCATCACCCCAGCACCAAGTGGTGTATGAAAACCACAGGCAACTACCTGTGGTTGGCGCGGCTATTCGATGAACTGAACACAGAGTATTGGTTTCGGTTTGGCTCCAAGCATGAGCCGCCGCGTATGCACAAAGCCAGCAGTATGTCTCAGGCTTTGGGCCGTGCGCCGCTACGCATACCGGAGGGGCCATTCTCTGCCCCGCCTCAATGTATGCCGGACATATATAAAGGCCCAGACGCAGTGGACGCATATCAACGGTATTACCTCGGGGCAAAGGCTCGTTTTGCCAAGTGGGCGCATGGCCCGACCCCAGAGTGGTGGATGGAGGCACAAGATGCTCAAGCGTGATTGGTACAATCTGTATAACCTCCAGCCTGACACATGGCTGGAGATGAACAGTGAAAGAACAGATGGATTGTTCACTCCGTTCAAACAGCGCATCATGCGGCTCGTTCTCAGAAATAGACAGAAAAAACAGTCATAGCTGAAACTTTTTTCTGTTTTCTGGAAAAAAAATCAAAAAAAGGGCTTTTCTTTTATCAGGAAAGGCCCGATAGTATCTGTAAGGGTTCTTTGAAGAACCTACCACAGACCTATGAGGATGACTGAAATGACACAGCTTACTGCAAACGAGATCAAGGCCATGAAGATGTGCATCAACTGCAACAGTGATCGTGAGTGCCAGCGTGGCGACAATCACAGCGATGCCACGCCCCACAGCATTGCCAAAGAGTTTGGTTGGAACATGCAACAGGTCGGCGGACTTCTTTCCAGCCTTGAGCAAAAGCGCATGGTTTGGGTCGATGACCGTAGTGGCGAGGCCGACCCAATGGTTCGCAACAACCCAAAATTCCACGTTGTCTACCTGACTGATGAGTTTGGCGTAGACGCAATCTTTGACATCATCGAAGGGGAGGTGGCCTAACGGCCACCCCCAGAAGGGAGACAGACCAATGAAACTCGTTATCATCATGCAAGCCGAGGAGTCATGCGTTACGCGGTGGCGTCCTAAGTTCGCCGACACCTTCATCGTGGAGAATGTCAGCTTCAACCAGCGCCAGACCATCCAGCGGTTTGGCATCCCGTTCCTGACCAAACTGCTTGAGTGCGGCATGGACATCACCATGGATCAGGTTGCCAACGCCGAGCGCGATTGCGGCCATGCTGATGCCTACTGGCGTGAGTATGTGAAGCACTACGTCCTTGTGGAGGATGATGTTGATCTCGTTGAGGCAGGCCTGATCAACTCTTGGGAGCATCCTTGGACGCTGACTTACGTCAAGGAGCGTAAGCAGTGGACTGCCAATCGCTGGGTCGCCAACGGCGAAATGTCTGGTTGGCAGACTGCCCCCTCTGGCAATGAGTACGAGGGCAAGTGGGAGGGCTATGCGCTCGCCGAGGGTGGTCAGCGCGTGGAGGGTTCCTACAACGTGCATTATGTGGAGCGGCAGGTAGCTTAGGCTACCTGTCCCAACCCTGTTGTCTATGGAGGATGATATGACTTGGACAACTGAACGACTGCATGAGGTCATGCAGAACATCGTCAACGACCCATCAGAGGTCAACATGCACACTCAGATTGCACGGCTGTCTGAGGACGAGTGCAAAACACTCCGCCGTGTCATGTGGTCTGTTGAGCGCAATGTCAGCGACCGTGAGGAGGTTTATGATCGGGGAGGTATCAATGGCTAAATATTTTTCCAACATGAAGCTGACCCCACAGCAAGTTTTTATGCTGTGGGAGGCTTTGAACTCCACTTGGTTCACTAATGACAAGAAGGCTCAGTTGCAACTGCTCCGGATTGTCCGCCGTGAGTTGTTGTCAATGGGTAGCTGTGATGAGAACCATCAACTGATCGAAAAGACAGACAATGTTCTCTATGGCGAGTGGATGGACAAGCGTGAAGACTACATGGACAAAGGCTTGACCAAAAAAGGCTTCTACGCAGTGAAGAACGCAAAGCGTGAGGAGATGGGGATATGATTAGCTGGCACAATGCGCCGGAGTGGTCGCACAAGGGCTATGTCTACAAGCCCATCATTCATGAAGATGAGGAGGGCATACGCAAAGCAAGTCACAGGTGTGTGAACAGGGTTGACCCCAATGATGTGATGCTTGCACCAAATCTGCCGTATCACTGGATGACTGAGGCCGAGTTCAAAGATTTTGTCGACATGATGGTGAGGGTAAGATCATGAAATGGATGTTTGTTTTGGGCGCGATCAGTCTGACCGCCTGTTCATATTCACCTGTGGTAGACTTAAGGGCATCTCAGGATGTGGCTCAATACTACCAGCGAGACCTGATGGAGTGCGAGCAACTTGTCGCAAAGGCTCGCAGTTGGATGGATAAGCCGCTGTTTGCGGCAGACCCAATGGTTGCAGATTGTTTGGAAGGGAGAGGCCACAATGTCCTCAACTGAAATCACGACAGGCGAGGCTTTGAGAGAATGGCGGCTGGAGTTGGGTTACACTCAAGTGCAAGCCGCCGACGCTCTGGGCTTCAAACACAGATCATCAATATCTCAACTGGAGAATGGACATCAGAAAATCACGCCAAAGGTTGCAAAACTGGCCGCAATGATTTGGGATTATGAGCACGCCATGCCAAAGGGTTGGCCGTATCACAATAAAGGAGGAGCAAATGACGACAAGGTACTGTAGGACTTTGGGCAACATACTTCTGGCAGTAATGCTTGGTGCGGGATTTCTTTTGATGGTGGAGTTCACCATTATCAATATGATCTTGGGTTGCGAGACTTGGGACAAAACATATTGGACTGACACCAATTCTTGTTTGACGCTCCCTCAAATGCTGGGGCTGGGCTGATGGCTTTAGCGTTCCCGCCTCAGTTGCGGATGTCTGATATTGGAGTGATGGCGGCAGGAGATGTGCCGCCATCTCAAAGACAGGACATCATCGCACTTCATGAAAATTCACAAAACCTCAGTGTTCAAGGACAGGTTCAACGCGAAAATTCAAATGTCATTGAGGTTTCCAAGCGGCAAACTCAGGTTTTTGTCATACATGAGGACTTTGATTGGGTTGATAAACTCATAATGGAAGTGGCTTTGGAGGCAAATAAGCAGTTTCAGTTCAACATCACTGGCCTGATAGAGCGGCCTCAACTGCTGCGTTACTCAGCCCCATCAACAGGGTATGATTGGCACATGGACATTGGAAGTGGGGATCATTCAACTCGCAAAATCAGCGTCTCTATCATACTGAACGATGATTACGACGGCGGTGAGTTATTTTTCTTTCAAGACGGCCCACAGGCCATCTCGCCAGATGCCGGTGTTGCCGTGGCCTTTCCGTCATTCTTGCCACACAGGGTGGCTCCAGTCACGCGAGGCACACGCTGGTCACTGGTTTGCTGGATAGCGGGGGAGCCGTTTCGGTGAGCCGTCGCTATCAAAATAAGAAACACATGGAATGGATACATGACCTCAGATGCTCACTGAGCGGCAATAGGGATTGTCTTGGGCCTATCCAAGGTCATCACCTGTTAAGGCCGTGGGAGGGCTTCAGAGGCACAGGAATGAGGTCTTCAGACCGAAACGTCATACCGCTTTGCCTGCGCCACCACATAATGCTTCATAAGCGAGGCGATGAACTGGCGTTTTTCGAGGAAATGACGGGAAACGAGAACCACGGGAAAGAAATGGCTAGGTTCTACTGGGAAAACAGCCCACACAACGAGGATAAAAAAGATGATAAGCGATGAAGATGTAGAAAAGGCGATTGACTATCTGCGTGACAATGCAGATAACGCCGCCAAGGCAAGGGCCGAGAGGATATACATGGAGGAGTTCCGCAAGTCGCTCAAGGCTCTCATCATGAAAGAACATATTGATGCCACGGTCTCCGCACAGGAGCGTGAGGCCTATGCTGACCCTAGATATCAGACTCATCTTGAGGCGCTGAGACAGGCGGTCTACAGAGACGAGAAAGCTAGATTTATGAGGATAGCGGCTGAAGCCAAGATTGAGGCTTGGCGGACAAGTTCAGCTAATCAGCGAGCAATCAGTATTTGATGGGGTTCAGTGGCTTTGCCACATCCTTCTCGACCATCAGACCGGCGAGAGTGGCAAGTCTGTTTTTCTCGTTGTCGCCCTTAGTTGTGATATATAGCTTGCCATTTATGCGCTCAACAAACTCATTGTCCAACAAGTCCTGCAATATCCAGTCGTAGGGTTCCCTCCCGCCAAGCACTGCGATCAAGCCGCCGAACCTTGAGTTTTGACGGTTGGTCAACAGGCTTGCCTTTTTCACGCCCTTGGTCATCTCTTGAAGAATTTGGTGGCCGACCTCACCGCGAAGCTACTGGCTACGATGACTCCTAAACTATACTGATACCACTCTGGCATCGTGTCTAAGGCAGCAAACCCAGCGGCAACAATGTCGCGGCCCCATTGACCGCAAAAGGCAAGGATGAGCGGTATTGAGAACAGCAATACAAGCCACTCGTCTTTGAGACTATGCACAGTGCCTTTTGCCATAATCTTTTCCCACCCCGCTTCATGCGTGGCGGCGACCTTCATTACCTCCGCTTCTGCCTCTGCTTTGGCAACCTTGGCCCTTGCCTCTGCGGCTTTTTGCTCTGCTTTGCCCTTCAGCCAACCACCGGCCAACTCTGTGATTGCTGGTATCAACGCTTGTATCATTCGTATGTCACCCTTATGCACATCATGGCTTGGTTGTCCTCCCGCAATATATCTTCTTCAATCTGAACAGCTTTGCTATGGCACTGTTCCTGTGTGTCAGCATCTATCAGCGGTGAGACATTGTAGTTAAATGGAGAAACCGCCGTTACCAAAATGACCACCCAGACCGTGTTCATCAGTAAACCTTTATGTCCTCACTCACCATCTTTGGCAGACAATAAGCAGTGATGTTGTTGCCTTGTCCGTGCAGTCGTTGTGCAAAGTACAAGCACTCATCAACATCCCTAAAATACATATCATTACTCTTGAGTTGCTTATCTTCACCTACCCCCAAGAAAACGAACAGCAAGAATACATGTTTCATTCATGGCCTTAACTCAGAAGTCCTCGCTGTCCAAACCAGAACGTATCATCTCTGCTATGCGTATCGCTCTTGCCCCGACCTGTTTGGCGTATTTTGAATCCAGCAACTCCTCGGCCGCTGTGTTGTAGTCTCTTGTCTGTAGCGCACCCAGTGTTTTGACAAACCCGTGAAGGCGGGGCATTCCTAGATTGAAGACAAGATCAGCTAATGCCCTTTGACGCACCTCTGACAAATCCCTCCACCAAGGAAGCTGCTTATCAAGCTCGTCCTCAACGATGGCGATGTCATTAGCGAGGAGCATATCGACCTCATCATCAGACAAACCCCTATCAACTAAGTTTCTGCCAACTCCGATTGTCTCAATACCCAAGTGATCTTTGTAAACATGATTTCTAACGCCTTCATGAAAGCGCAGTTGCGCTATGAAACGGTTGCTGTTCATTTTTATGCCTTGTCTCCGCGCCCTAGAACACGGTCTAATTTATCCTCGACACGGTGCAGCGCTTCCATGACACCACGCATGTCATCTCTCATATCTTGCCTTGTTGCATAATCTTCTCTCGTGCGGTTCAAAAGAATTTCAACGCGCTTCAACTCACGAGACTGTGTGCCAAGAAACCAGCCGCCGCCCATCACGATTATGGCAATCAGCCCATCTATTATGTGCACCAAATCAATATCCATTAAGCTGACTCTCTACAAGCGAGGGTGATGCCATAATTAGACACCACATTGGTATCCCAATAGACCTCATCCGTGGTTAAACGAAATACGCCCTGTGCAGAGGAAACAACAACATTTGTTCCTGAAGAAATGGCTGATTTGATCTTTGGCTCTATTGTTGCTGTGCAGACGCCACTGGAATTGGTGTCTGTGTCTGCCATCACCATATGCAGCTTTGCGGCACTCCCGCCGCCTATTTGTATCCAATCTCCCTTTTTCAGAAAACCAGATGTGCTTTGCTGAGTGCTTGTCACTAAATCTACGGTAAAGTCATCTGGTGACGCGCCGGTGTGAAGGGTAATGGTGCCTGTCGCCGCTCCTCTTGGGGAAGCTCCATCAGGGTCACCTAGCAGAAACGTGCCGCGCCTTCCGTGTAGCTGTAGGAGGAACGCCTGCCACTCGACAGCAGCGGCACGCTTCATCGGGGGGAGGGTCAGATCAACCGTCCACAATGCGTAATCAAACTCTGCAACTTGCTGATTGCCGGTGAAAGGAGATGTGCTGACTGCTGTCCGGCTTTGCAAGGCCCAGCGCGAAGTGACAAACGCTGGACTTGTAGGGAGAGTTAGGGGATAGGTTGGTGCGCTCATTTCAGCCTCCAAATACACGGGCCATAGAGCCGCCTCGCTGACGAGCATCGACGATTGCTGCCATGGTGTTCTGCCTTATTTGTGGCATCAGGTTCAGTACTTCTGCTCTAACGGTTTGAGAAACGCCCGTCTCAATGTTTATTGTCTGATTGACCACATTGCTTTGACCAGAGCCAAGGATGTTGCGGGTGTCCATGTTGTTCTTGATGGAGCCTGTGCTTGATGGAATGAACAGTTCTGGTCCTCGTTCTCCCACTATGCGAGGCCCACTGATTGCACCACCGCCTGCGGCACCAGATGTACCGGGCATGGGTATCGTGTTAAGTGCGGCAGACGTCCCTGATATGCCCAACATTGAGTTTATAATTTGGTTTATGAACGCAAGACGGATGAACTGAGATATGAGGTCATTGACAAACTGACGCGCAAAGTTTTTGAAATCTTCAAAGCTGGCCTTGCCGCTTGTCAGAGCGTTTGCAATGTTGTCTGCAACTCCTGCTCCAAACGCCGCAAGACTGTCTTTCAGGAAGACAAATGTTGAGTCTGTCATCTTGGCTTGCACTTCCAGTTCTTTGATCGCCTTTTCAAACAGCTTTACATCTGACTCAGGCAGGCTGTCCCCTGCATTTTCCAACGCTAATCTAAATGATTGTATTTCCTTGTTCAGCTCCTGTGTTGGATCAATAAGGCGTTCTGCCTTTTTGCGCAACACATCAAGGTTTTGTCCTGTTGCTGAAAGCTCTTTACCAGCATCACCTGCATCAATGAAAATTTGCTCTAGCCTTTTCAATGACTCAGCAGATTGATCAATTATGTCCTGACCCTCTCCAAGTCCAAAAAAGTTTTTCAAATCATCAGCTATTTCCGACCCAGCGCCTATGGTATCCTGCAAAGCCTGATTCACCTTATCTATGGCGACCTTCAGCTCATCATTAAAGACAACAGCAGCCCCTGCCGCTGCGGCTAGGCCCAAAAGTCCAGCTTTGCCCATCTTTCCTGTTAGGGCAGCTATCGCCATTGCGCGAGAAGCAACAAGAACGGCACGAGACAGCTGAATAAATCCTACACCGGCCCTTATGGCTGCAGCCGCTAACTTCAATGCGATGAATGCCGAGGCACCCGCAACCAACTCGCCAAAATTATTGGTCACAAATTTTAGCGCTCTTGTGAGCATGACCCCAAAATTATGGATAAGCCCTGTAGACGATGTCGTTGCCCTTGTTAAGACTTGGATAGTCTCTCGCATCTGGCCGTTTAAGCCTGACTCTCCTATCGCAAGAAAAGCATTATTGATCGCTATCCCGAGGTTTGACATTTGCACTGACAGATTTTCTGACGAGTCAGCCATTGCTCCAGCGAAATTTGTGCTGAACTCGGCATTCAGAGCGGCCATGATTTTTGCCGCACCTTCAGCGCTTTGACCAAATTCTGACACCTCAAGCCGGGTCAGGTTCAACCTCTCTTCTAATATCTTGAAGACAGGTATGCCTGCGGTCACAAGTTGCTCAAGCTCCTCAAGGCCGAGACCGCCGCCAACAGACCTTGTTGTTACCCTTACCAAAGACTCAAAAGAGGCCAGTTTGTTAGTTGTGACAGACGCCGCGTTGCCTAAGGTAGTCAGCAACTCTTGCGTTGGTTGAACGCCAGCGCCCTTTAGCTGGATAAATGCACGAACCAATGTTTGAATATCGAACGGCGTTTCTTGGGCAAACTGGTTAATAAACTTGAACGCTGCTTGGCCCTTTTCTGCTGTTCCAAAAACAGTTGTGAGCGTTCTTTGCAAATCCTCCATCTCGGCATTCGCTCTGAGCACACTACCGCCAAAGACAGCGAAGCCCACTCCTGCAATCGCTGTTTTCAGTGTGCTAAACTG